ACGGTACACTTTTGCAGACCGGACTCGTGATTCACTGGTCCGGTACGCAAGAGATGTGAAGTATAGAATCCAAGCAAACAACATTGTTTTTGCTCCGAGTCCTAGCAATAACACGGCGACACTTTGGTACATACCTCATCCGAGGAAACTCCAATCGGTGACGCCTACCGGAATTAGTCGAGGCTCAACCACGACCTGGACCGTGCCATCGACTCATTCTTTTGTAGCCGGTGACAAGATCAATGCAATCGGTTTCTTTGCGACGAATTACAACGTCGAGCAGACCGTGAGCAGTGTCACCTCAACGACAGTGGTTACGGACCTGAACTCTTCTGCACTATCAGATCCGACGGTCTACGGCACATTTGAATCGATGCAGGATTTCGTCAATGCAGGATGGCGTCAGTATGTCTCAGTAGACTCGGCAATCATGATGATGCTCAAAGAGGAAAGCGACATCTCCGGCCTTGTGTATGTGAAGCAAGGATTGCTGGAACGGATTGAAATCATGGCAGAGGATCGTGACTCAGGCGAACCGGCAAGAGTCACCAATGTTGCAGCCTATGAACAGTATTTTATGTACTGATGGGACGAGTCAATTTTACACAGATATGGTCACCAAACGAGGAGGTCACACGGTTACAGTCGCACATCAAAACGACGCTGAATCCGTTGCTGGAGTTGCCGATCTCAGACGGCGTCTTGATTAAGGATCTAAGCATTGCGACATCTGACACACTCGTGGAACACAAACTTGGCAGAGACTACGAAGGATTTATTATCACACGCTTAAAAACAAACTCGGTCATTTTTGAAAGCAACACTGCAAATGAATTTAAGGACCGTAAGATTATTCTTAAAGCCAGTGCTACGGCGACGGCAGACATTTATTTCTACTAGAGGAAGATAATGCCAACAACAAACATGTCACTCAATGAGCCGAGTGTCGGACAAACGGCAGGACCGACGTGGGCAACTGAAGTCAATGAAAACTTTACGACCATCGACCAGCATGACCACACATCCGGTAAAG